CGAGAGAATGGCGCGAACAAGTTGATCAATGGTGGGCAGATAAATTAAATATGCCAAACTTAACACCAAGATTAATTTTACAACTCTGGGGTACTGAAGTTTGCAGAAGAAGTTTCCATGACGATATTTGGATTGCTAGTTTAGAATATAAGTTAAAAAACATAACAACTGATGTAGTAATAAGTGATTGCAGATTCCCAAATGAATTTACTGCGATTAAGAATGCCGGCGGCAAAATTATTCGTATAAAACGAGGACCGGAACCAGAATGGCATATTCATGTTGCCGGTGCATTGGCTGGTAATATTGAAGATATTTTAATGTTAAAAGAGTCAGGAATTCATGAAAGCGAGTGGGCATGGTATAGTTTAGAAGTTGATTATACGATAGAAAATAATAGCACACTTGATGCATTATACGCAAAAGTAACTGAAATAGTTAATATATAATGCCATAAAAATACAATTTCCTATAAATACAGTTAGAACTTGTATATATGGAGATTATAATTATGGCTCAACTTAGTTCACCAGGGGTAAGCGTTTCGATTACTGATGAAAGTGCATATACGTCGGCACCCGCTGGTACAATACCTTTAATTTTTGTTGCCTCTGCTTCAAACAAATTAACAGATGCTGGAACAGGAATTGCTCCAGGAACATTAGCAGAAAACGACGGTAAAGTTTACTTACTTACTGGTCAAAAAGATTTATTAGATACATTTGGCACACCTATTTTCAAAACTGATGCTAGTAATAATGCACAACATGCTCATGAACAAAATGAATATGGATTACAAGCCGCATACAGTTATTTAGGTGTTTCAAATCGTGCGTATGTTGCGCGTGCAAGCGTTGACTTAGCACAATTAGACGGTACACCTGTTATTCCAGATGGCATTCCAGAAGATGGTTCATTTTGGTTAGATACTTCAAGTTCAAAATGGGGTATTTTTGAATGGGACGGAAATCCATCATCAGGTAACAGATCAACCGCAACTGGACAAACATTCATTAACAAAGTACCAACTGTAATTACTGATACATCATTAACCGAAGTAGTTAACAGTGTTACACAACCAAAAGCGAGTATTGGAGCTTCAGGCTCGTATGCAATCGTTGCTGTTTCAAGCCTTATGAAATTATGGTATAAAAAGCCAGGTGTTAATTCAGTAGCTGCAAAATGGGTTGAGGTTGGTTCAGCTAGTTGGAAAGCAAGTCGTCCTACTGTTGCTAGTACAAAAACAATCGATAGCACTGATTTATCTGCTGCTGATGAACTTCATATTAATGGACAAGTATTTACTGGTTCACCGACTATGGATTCATTAGCTGGTTTAGTAGCTGCAATTAACAATAATTCAACAATTAATGCTGAAATTACTGCACAATTAATTAATAATAAAATTAATTTGTATTCAACAGGGGTAGATATTGATTTAGCAGGTACATCAACAACTACTGCATCTTCATTAGGTTTCCGTTTAGATAATACTGGTACTTCTAGTGGTTCAGTGTACTATGCACCTAAATTGCAAATTTCAAAACACACATCAGTTCCTGATTTTAAAACTAGAACAGCTAATTATCCAACTGGATCAATTTGGATTAAAACTACATCAATTAACAAAGGTATTGATTTACTTGTTAGCAAATATAGTTCAGCTGCTAAAACATGGTTACCACAAACTGTTTCAGTTTATCCAAATAATGCAAGCGCATTAAACGGTTTAGATTCAACAGGCGGCGGTTTAAACATTGCAGGTAATACAATTTATGCTAAAACAAATGATGCCGAACTTGCTACTACTGCTGCAACCTTTAAATTATACCGTCGTAGTGCTACAACTGCTACACGTCTTGAATCAGCTGAAATTAAAAAAAGTACATTCATAAGCAGCGCAACATCTTTTATTTTAAAAGAAAGCGTAGCTGGCTCAGATACTTTAGTTTCAAGAACTGTTTCTGTACCTGCGATCACATCTAATGATACTGTTGTAACAATTATTGATAAAATTTTAGAAGCAATTAACAACACTCCTGATACCACTAATGTTCATGCGGTTGCTGTAGGTACAACTAAACTTGCTATCGTTCATGCTACAGGTGGTGAAATTGAATTATCACAACCGGCTAATGGTATTGTTACTAAATTGTTTAGTACAACAGGTGCTAATCCTACTGCTAACTTCTACGATCACCCAGCTGGTACTGAATCTGTATTAGTAAGTGGAACTCCTACAACATATTACAGATATTTGGGTTCTTTCTGGACTGAATTTACAACTGATAAAACATCGTCATTTATTACACCGTCGGATTCGGAACCTACTGCAGGTCCTGCAGAAGGCCAATTGTGGTATGATTCTAAAGTTGAAGAAGTTGATCTTATGGTTAATGACGGAACTAAATGGGTAGCATTCCGTAATTACGTATACGGTGATATTCCTGTAAATTCAACAGGTCCATTTATTACTCCAACTAAACCGAAGTTACAATCCGACGGTAGTGTATTAGCCGAAGGTGACATCTGGATTAACACTTCAGATCTTGAAAATTATCCAAAAATTTACAGATATGTAGATTTTGATAAACAATGGGAACTGATCGATGCAACTGATCACACTACTGAAAATGGTATTATTTTTGCTGATGCAAGATGGAGTACTAACGGTGGTGACACAATCGGTTCACTTACTGATATGCTAGGTGGATTTGTTTCTAGTTCTGATGTAACTTCTGAAGAAGCAGCAACATTAAACGAAGCAGCAAACTTTGTTGATTTTGATGCACCAAATCCTGCATTATATCCAAAAGGTATGTTGTTATGGAATTTACGTAGAAGTGGATTTAATGTTAAAAAATATCATAAAAATTATGTTAATCCGTTAGCTCGTAACGTGAGACATAATGATGAATTAATGAATACATCAAACGGCTATGTAACATCTCGTTGGGTAACTGAGTCTGCTAACCACGGAAATGGTGTTGGTGCATTCGGTCGTAAAGCACAACGTAAAGTTGTTATTCAATCATTACAAGCATTAGTTAACACTAATCAACAAGTTCGTGAAACAGAACAACGTGTATTCAATTTACTTGCAGCTCCTGGTTATCCAGAGTTAGTAGGTGAATTAAGAATTTTAAACTACGATCGTGGTATTACTGCATTTGTACTTGCTGATACTCCAGCACGTTTAGCTACAAACGCAACTGATATTAACAACTGGGGTCATAATGCTAATTTAGCAACAGAAGACAACGATGACGGATTAGTAACTGCAGATCCATATGTTGCATTTTTCTACCCATGGGGTATGGCAAGTGACAATAAAGGACTTAATGTAGTACTTCCTCCAACACATATGATGTTGCGTACTATTGCATTAAACGATCAAAAAACTTATCCATGGTTTGCACCTGCTGGTACAAACAGAGGAAGTATTACTAATATTGACTCAACTGGATATGTTACAAGCACTGGTAAATATCAAACTGTATCGTTAAATAGCGGGTTACGTGATACATTAGCAGAAATTAAAGTTAATCCAATTACTTATCTTGACGGACAAGGCATTGTTAACTTTGGACAATATACACGTTCTCCAGTAGCATCGTCATTAGATCGTATTAACGTTGCACGTTTGGTAGTTTATTTGCGTAGACAACTTGATAAAGCAACTAGACCGTACTTATTTGAACCAAATGATACTGCTACACGTAATCAAGTTAAACACGCCATTGAATCAATTTTTGTTGATTTAGTTGCAAAACGTGCTATAAACGATTACCTCGTTCAATGTGATAGTCAAAATAACACTGCAGATAGAATCGATCGTAGCGAACTATGGGTCGATATTGCAATTGAGCCAATGAAGGCAGTAGAATTTATTTATATCCCACTGCGTTTGAAAAACACTGGTGAAATTAAAGGCTTAGGATAAGGAGAATATAAATGGCTACAACCGGAGTTGCAAGTTTAAACAATTTCTCAGTACCACGTCTTGGAGGTGGTAATGAAGGTATGTTAATGCCAAAATTAAAATATCGCTTTAGAGTGATTTTTACAGATTTTGGTCTTGGCGGAGAAGGGTCAGATACTACACAATTAACTAAACAGATTGTTGAAGCAAATCGTCCCACTGTAAAATTTACTGATCAAAAAATTGAAGTATATAACAGTACAATTCATTATGCAGGTAAACCTAATTGGGATCCAATCTCTATTAAAATACGTGATGATGCTACTGGTGTAGTAAACAAATTGATCGGTGAGCAAAATCAAAAACAATTTGATTTCTTTGAACAAAGTTCAGCTGCAGCTGCAGGTGACTATAAATTCTCAATGAGAATTGATATGTTAGACGGCGGCAACGCTGGCAACTTTACTGATGAAGATAGTTCTGTTAACATTTTGGAATCATGGGAATGTGTTGGTTGTTATGTAATTTCGTCTACATACGGACAATTACAATATTCAGATGCAGGTACAGGCATGACAGTTGATTTATCAATTCAAGCTGATAACTGCGTTCAGACACTTGGTGGTGGTATTATACCATTTGATGATCCTGCCGGTGCTAGGGTGGCTGGTCAAAACGCAACTGTTGTGTCAGCTGGCGAAGGCTAAATTTAGCATTATTAAAAAGCCCGTTTTATACGGGCTTTTTTTTGACTATTAAACCATACACTTTATTAAAAAGATAAATATATGTATGTCATTTACACCTAATACAGAATTACTATCAGATCCGATTACCCTACTTAGATGTCGGCAACATGCCGCACGAATTTTTGCTGACGATCAATTTAGATTGTTACCAAAAACTAAATTCTTATTTCATGTATCTTTTGATATCGATTGGAACGTAGCTAATCCTAAAGGTAAATCTTCACTTCCTTTAGATAAAGTTAATCCTAGTATAGTAGAAACACTTAAAGATGAAATTAACCTGTTAGTTAAGGATGTAACGTTACCGTCGTATTCGGTTCAACACGAAGTACTAAATCAATACAACAGAAAAAAAGTAGTCCAATACCAACATAAGTACAATGATGTAGATATTTCGTTTCATGACGATAACATGGGTCTTATTAATCAAGTATGGCAATTATATTACAAATATTATTATGCTGATCCGACCGTATCGGCTAAAACTAGTTCATATAGAAAAAATGCAATGTTATCTGCAGATCACATTACAGCACCTTATGGTTATAATGGACGTAAAAAACCATTTTTTAAAGGCATTACGATTTTTCAAATGTCAAGAAAAGAATTTGTAAGTTATAAATTAATCAATCCAATTATTACTAGTTGGACTGGTAATAAATTAGGATACTATGAACAAGGTGCTCATCATTTTGATATGAAACTAGCGTACGAAGCAGTTTGGTTTAATACCGGATTTGTTAATCATACAGAGGGTGATGTAGAAATGTCTAATTTTGGATTTCTTTCTCCGTTATATGATACTACTCAGTCTCCAATATATAATTCAGATCCGACACGCGGGCCAAATGATTTAGTTGGTAATTCAAAATCGTTTGCAACGGTTCCGTTTGGTTCAACCGATGCATCAGCTCCAAAGTTAGATCCTGCATCATTTTCTGATAATATAACTGTTAATCCAAGTACAACTCAAGATAATACATTAATATATAATACAATACTTTCAACTGCACCAAAACCCGGCGGTCTTCAAGACGTGGCATTGCCAGTTGGGCGTACTAGTAGTGATACTACTGCATCTCAAGCAAATATACCAAATACATCTTCAAATACTACAACACAACCAAATACTGCTGATCATACGGCAACTTATTAAGGATATATATGTTAACGTCTAATTTACCACAAAAAGAATCTAGTGCAGCTGAAATTAAACAGTTCTTCGACAAATTTTATGTTAATCAAGTTACCTTTCCGTCTAATGATGTTGATGCAACTATTGGGTTTTTTCAACGTCGTGGTTTTGATTTATCAAGTGCAAGAACAGTTGCTATTGTTTTATTGAATCAGGCTAGGTTTGATAATATACCAGTATTTCAATTATTAGAAACACTTAAAGCCGTACCTACTATGCAATTATCATCAGTTGTTGCTCAAATTTTAAATGCATATAGAGAAAAAACAAGTTTAATCGGTTATCGTACTAAAGTTGCAGATAACGCATATGAGAAACGAAATATACTAGTATGAGCAGTCGTAAATTTGCAAAAGGAAAATTTGTATTTAAGAATCCTGGAAAGTATGTAGGAACTAAAATTCCTTATTACAGGAGTTCTTGGGAATGGAACTTTATGAATATGTGCGACACTAATCCCGGAATTCAGAAATGGGCAAGTGAGGCTATAACTATTCCTTATAGAGACCCATTAACCAATCGTAATACAATTTACCTACCTGATTTCTTTATACAATACGTAGATAAGAATAATAAAATTCATAACGAAGTAATTGAAATAAAACCTGCAAGTCAACACATATTAGAACGTGTTGGTAAGAACAAATATAATCAAGCACAATTCATTAAGAACCAAGCTAAATGGGCAGCAGCAACTGCTTATTGTAAACAAAACGGATTAGTTTTTAGAGTTATTAATGAAGACGATATTTTTCACAACGGCGGCAAACAACGTAAATAGTATTACTATATGAGGATATTCCATGACACGTAAATTGGAAGAATTATTAAATTTACCAGAAAGTAAAACTATTATAAAAGAAACCGAAACACAAATTCCCACTCCTACTGTTCCTGCACCATTATTTAGAGATATTGCCGAGTTTGATAAAATCTCAGCAGCATTGCCTCAAGTAAAAGGGTTGGGAGACATTAGCGATTCTGAATTTGATGCATTAGCACAACGCGCAACTGCTGCATACGACGACTTAATGGATTTAGGTATGAACGTTGAAGCTAGATACAGCGGACGCGTATTTGAAGTTGCAGCAAGTATGTTAAAAAATGCAATCGATGCTAAATCTGCTAAAATAGATAAAAAGCTTAAAATGATCGAATTACAAATTAAAAAACAAAAATTAGATAGCGATGCACATCCGGAAGATAACAGTGTTAATATTCAAGGTGATGGGTTTATCGTAACCGATCGTAACAGTTTGATCGAAAAATTAAAGAATATGAAATAAATATACTATCAAGGATATATTATGAAATCATTTAAACAACATTTACTCGAATCAAAACAATCTTATGAATTTAAAGTTAAAATTGCCGGAGAACCTGCAGATGAACAACTTGATAAATTTAAAGGGTCGTTAGATAAGTTCGTAGTGGAATTATTCCAAAGAAGTACACGTACACCTATTCAGGAAACACAAGTTGATTTTCCTGAACATAAAAATATCAGTGTTACAACATATGATATTACGTTAAGTTACCCTGCAACTAGTTTTCAAGTAAGACAACTTGCAGCAGAGTCATTAGGATTAAGCGAATGTTGTGTTAAAGTTCGCAATCTTAAAGAACAAGAAGAACAAGAACTTAATCACAAATTTGATGAAAAAACAGGCGAAGCATTGTTAGGTAAAGATTATGAAAAAGAAAATAATCAACACCTAGTAGGGCAATCAAGTACTATGTCGCTGTTAAAAGAACTTAATAAAGTTAAACATCAAGGCGAACAATACAAAGGCGTTAACGACCAATTATTAGCAAAAAACGCACCTGTTGAAAAATCAGCAGTAGTTAGTTCTAAATATGATAAATCAGTTGGAACAACAAGTGCAATTGGATCTAAACAAGTTACACTGCCAACTGCTAA